CTATCCTAGATTACCAATTTCTTGTGGAATTTCTCTTGTCAAATTGTCTTTCCAACTTTTCCACATCGTGGATACTTGTTGGATTATTTGCAAGAATATATTGCTCTAGAGCATTTCCATAATTTTGTAAGTGGTTTAATTCTCGGAGTTTTTCTTGGATAAATTTGAAAAGAGATTTCACTCTGTTTTCTCCTTGATGCCAATTTTTTTAATGGCGTCTTGAGCTTTGACGATGTTTTCCAACCAAATCTTAAGCATACCGTTTACCAGTTCTGCATCTTTGATTTCAACTTTGTCATTCAAAGTAAAAGCACGTTCAAATCCACGGTTTGCAATACCCTTATACAGGAATTGTTCACCTTCTTCATCTTTGGTTGAACCTTTAACAAGAAGCTTGTTTCCGTCCATAGTAATCTCAAGGTCAGTCTTAGCAAAACCAGCAACTGCCATTTCAATGACGTACTTGTTTTCTTTTACTTGCTTGATATTGTATGGAGGATAACCAACAACTTTTTGTGTCTGTGCGGCCGCAGTACGCAACATATCTAATGTTTCGTCAAATCCGATTGTGAAAGGTTGTAGTTTACCAAAAAGGTCATTACCAAATACATCTTTAATGTATGTCATATTTTTCTCCTAAAAGCGAGTTAATAATTTGTTACCCCGAAGGCGTAACGATAATCCTGCTTACTTAATACAGGGCCAACTAACGGGTGACAGTGCAATTGCCCGGACGCCTTTTACCGTAGCATCAAACAGCCCTAAGGTGGGCCTGTGTTATATTTATACGCTGAAACTGCTTCCACAACCACAAGTTGTTTTTGCATTTGGGTTATTTATCACAAATTGCGAACCTTTTAATTTGTCTCTTGTATAATCTATTGTGGCACCAAGAAAATGTTGCATACTTAGTGCATCAATTATAAAATTATCTTCAACCAAAATATCATCTTCCTCTTTTTGGCTTTCTAATGTAAATCCGTAATTAAAACCAGAACAACCACCACCGGAAATAAAAGCTCTTACATAAGAAGCATCTTCATCCATAAGAATTTCTGTTATTTGTTCTTTAGCACTGGCAGTTAAGTTTATCATGTTTTCCTTGATAGTCGTTAATGGCTGCTCTGACCGCATCTTCTGCAAGGATAGAGCAATGAATTTTGACAGGAGGGAGGGCGAGCTCAGCCGCAATTCTATTATTTTTGATTTCTCCGGCTTGTGCCAAAGTGAGTCCCTTAACCATCTCAGTGACGAGACTACTGCTTGCAATCGCTGAGCCGCATCCATATGTTTTAAATTTAGCATCGGTAATTATTCCATCTTCTACTTTTATTTGTAGTTTCATCACATCTCCACATGCAGGAGCGCCTACCATTCCTGTTCCTATGGAATCATCAACTACAAATTTTCCAACATTTCTTGGATTTTCGTAATGGTCTATAACTTTGCTTGAATATGACATTATATTTTCTTTTTAGTACCTATGTTATACTTAGGTGTCAACTGCCATTCATTCTTTTCTTTGTGTGACAATATTTTGATTTGCGAAATAAAGATTGGTTCAGGTTGTTGTACTTGTGCTTCATTAACAACTTTGACTAAACCCCAATCTTCCAATAGGATTGCAATAGCGTTTCTACGAGACAAGTCATTTTCAGATAAATCTGTCGGTTTCCCGTCAAGTGCAAACAATTCTTTAAAGTGTACAATGTAGTATTTGCCTTGTTTGTGTAAGATATGGCAGGATTGGAATAAAGTTTTGTCCTTTTTTGAAGCAACACCAATTCTGGTCAATGTTTCTCTTACTTTTAGAAAATCGTCTGGTTGTGTTAAAGTTACTTCAACTAAGTCCTGTATTCCTATCATTATTAATTCCGCCTTTATTTGTTTTTGCTCTTATTTCAGCGATTTGGTCTTCATTAAGAATGCGGAGTGCTTCTTTGGCTTTTTCATTTGAATAACCAAAATGTATTTTCACGCATTCCAAATCTTTCAAAACCTCTGTTTTTTGCCACGGTTGAAATTTCCGTTTCATGGGTCTAATACTATTTAGAAGATACTGGTACTGGAGGTCTTTATCAACACCTGGATAGATGTTCATTTCGTTGACATACAGTACACAGTCCATATGATAGGACAAAGAACGGTTAATAAGGAAAGGTTTGTAATCATCATATCCTTCACCATTGAAAACATCTTTCTTGGTTTGAAGAATGGAAGGGATAATCTCTTTGAATAAATCAGGCATTATTTGAACTCCGATAAAACAAATTTTTCACTATTGTGGTTTCCAACCAAAAATACATGTTCACGTTCCAATAGTTTTTTACTATCAAAAACTGTAGCATAATAATTTTCATTTCCTGAATCTATAGTATTCCATTCAGTTTCATCAACAAAACATTTGGCAATCAAAAAATTAAAACATTCTGGTTTTTCACCATACAATGTACTATGTGTTTCTTCATAATTCCAAATTACAAAAATGTAATCTGAAGTTCTCTTAGAATATTTACCACCCATCCATTTACATTTATCAATCTTAGAATATTCAACACCAGTAACTTTAATTTCACATGGTTTTTGATAATCTATAAAAAACAAATCTGGATCTTTATCACTTTTTGAAGATAATGTTTTAATACCAATAGAATTGAAATATCGCTCAGATTGAGTCTCAAATAAATTGGAAATTATTTCAGATTTTAATTTTTTACTTTTGATATGTGGAAAAATAATCAAACATTTTTCAGAAACCATCTTAGAGATAATTTTCCAATGTTCTTCTTCAAAAATCATTTGAACTCACAGTCCACCATGATTTCAGTCAAACAGGCAATCATATTAATCTCATGGTCTGCAACGAATGCAGACTGATATTGATACTTAGCCAAGTGCAAAACCAACTGAGGGACAGAGTTAGGTTTCAACAAAACATATAGACCATCATAGATTTTACGATAGATTTTTGTTGGATCATTGTCCAAGTTTTGTGTAACCCATTTACGAGCCGATGCAAAGTCTTTTTCTTTCAGAGACTTAATCAGGTCTTTTAGTTGTACATCTGCAACGGCACCAAGAGCGCCTTTGTCGATAACACCGGAAATAGAGAATCGTTGAAGTTCATTCAAGACCCTACGATTATCGGGAAAGTGTTTAGTGATGATTGCTGCAACAACTTCCTTGTCATATTGTACATTTTCAAGTGTAAGTATGTTTTCAATACGTTTGAAAAACTTAGAAGCCATAGAGGCTTTAGAACCATTCAGCTTAAAGTCAATACAGGTACAACGAGAATGAATCGGTTCCATGATACGATTCTTGAAGTTGCAAGTAAAGATGAACGAACAATTGGATGCAAATTCATCAATCACTCCACGAAACGCAGGTTGAGTTGAATTTGGATTTAGGTAGTCTGCTTCATCTACGATAACAACTTTGCGTCCACCCATCAAGGACATTGAGGAGGCATAGTTCTTAATCTTGTTCCTTAGAACATCAATACCTGAATCATCAGAACCGTTAATCATGATGTAATCACAACCAACTTCCTGACACAAGGCTTTTGCAACAGTAGTTTTACCGACACCAGCTGTGCCGGACAACAAGAGATTAGGTATCTCTTTACGATTCACGAATTCCTGAAATGTTGCTTTCAGTGATTCCGGAAGAATACATTCTTCAATAGTTTTTGGGCGATACTTCTCAACCCACAACATGTGTTCAGCCATTCAAAAACTCCATAATATAAAAAATTCATTGTATCACACTTTACGCCAAATGTCACCCTCCTTGACGTAAAGTTTACCATCCGGTCCTGGTTTCAAACTGATAGTAACTTCTTTTTCCGTTCCAGCCTTATATTTTGAACCTGTATAAAGAGCATAACGTGTGTAGGGATTATTATCAATTTCTCCATATTTGGCATTTAAAGAAAGAAGATTGCCCTCATTAAGTTTTTTTGCAATCTCATCGGAAGCAATCTTATCATCTTTGTAGACGATTCGTTCACTTGCTTGTTTGTAACCTTCTACGCCAACCGCAAAAAGGCCTAAAAGGCCTAATGATTTTGCGAAACTTCTACGTCCAGTTGTTGTCATTTTGCGTCCTTGATGCCTTCAATTAGAGCCTCAACTTCTTTGAATTCTGCATAGTCACTTGATAGAGATTGTTTGAATTCATATACAGCAATTTTACGAATAATCTTTTTTGGAAGATTAAGTTCATCGTGAGCCAAATCAATCATATCTGAAATAGATTCATTATTGGATCTTGTTCTGTTCATGCAAGCAACAATCTCCTCAACATAACCTTTGAGGCTCTTTAATTGTTTTTCATCAAATGTACCAAATAGTGTATTTACTGTAGTCATTTTAACTCCGCTTGTAGTTTGCCAACAACATCCAAAAGTGGTTCTTGTGTTGCAACATTGCCATTCAACAGGTTAATCATTGTCAATTGAATACCTTCAGGATTTTTACCTTCAAATACAACAGAAACTTGTTTTGGATTTACAAAAATTGTGCCTTCTGTTTCAGCATCTAAAAATGGAATTAACATATTACATTACACTTTCATTCTTTTCAAAAGCGACCCAATATTGAATGTCATCTTTTGTGTTTTTAAAATGTGCGAATCCTTTGAACGAGATTTGCACTTCATATTCACCAAGAACCATTTTCAAGTTTTCAACTTTAAAAACAATCTTGTATGATTTACCGTTACCCGCACCAACATTGATTGAGTTGGTGTGTTGTGCATCATCTTTAGCATCATATGCAACCAGTTCAACAGATTCACCGTCAGACTGCACAGAGATATTTGGAGAAGACAATACAGAAGATGCCTTCATAATGTCAGCATAGTCTTCAGCAGTCAAAGTAAAAGAGCAATCAACTTCATCCAATTTAATTTCTTTGTTTGGAGGAGTGACAATCATTTCCTTTGCAGCTTTACGGAATTTAGTCTTACGGCGACCTCCGTTAAAAATAACATTTGCAGAATCGAATTCCAGTTCTGTTGCATCTTTAAACAAAGAATACACAGACAAGAATTGGTTCAAATCATACACACAGAAATCTTCAGGAAAATCATCCTTGAGGATCGCCTGTGCAAGTACAGATTTACCTGCGGAAATTGTGGTAAGTTTATTACCTTTTTTAAATTCAATACCCTGATTGATTGTTGAAAAGTTTTTCAACACACCTAGGGTTTCATTTGATAGTTTCATCATTTTTCTCCATTACAAAATTTTCATTAGAATACATTATATCATGTTCATACAAAAACATCAAGCAGCACATAGCATGAGCCAAGTGATGTATACCAGATTCAGTATCATTGACTTCACCCCTTTTCCATGCCCATACATGTCTTTCTAATGCATCAAAGTACCTGCGTTTTGAATCAGGTACTTTTTTCCAATTATCACGCTCATATTTCTGAGCACCAAAAGTTAAAACTTTAACAGTTTCTTCTAGTGCCAAAGGTGGAAGTAAACCATATTCTAACTTGTTAGCATCAAATTTACGACCATCACCTAACATTTTAGTCATTACATTTCTCCAACATAATTAGCAACTGCTGGCATATCTCCATGGAAATGATATGTGCCAATGTGTTGAGTACGCATCCAAGGACACAACCAGATTGAACCACCCATGTTTCTCCACCATTGACAGAACATGTAATCTTCCGATAGATAACGCTCAGAATTCTTATCAATTACTGTATCAAAATACGCATGGATATATCTCGAACCATCAAAGTTTGCCTGACCTACATGGTCGGGTTTATATTTAAGTTCAGGATATTGTGTAGCAAATTTAGGGAAAACTTCACGTTTAATCATCATAAAACCTGTACCAATTTCCAATACTTCTAGTGGTTCATGTACAGAGAATTGCTGAGTTCCTTTAACAGGATTGAAAACGAAATCACCTGCAACTTTTTCTAGTTCTTGTGCTTCAAGTGTTGGGTTTCGTTCTAGAGCTTTCTTAACTGCTCTCCATTTGATGGCTTTCTTAGGATAAGGTCCACCAATAACATCTCTATCAAGTGCCAACATTGCGATAACATCTTGAGGATTAAAATTAATATCCGAATCAATGAACAACATATGTGTACATTCTGACCGATTCAAAAATTCATCAACCAAATAATTCCTTGCTCGTGTAATCAAAGATTCATTGAACAAGAAAGAGAACTTTACTTGGATTCCATATTGCATACAGAGACCTTGCAAATCTAAACAAGCCTTCATGTACAAACCATGGTTCATGCCACCGTACATAGGTGTAGCTACAAAGAGACTAAGCTTACGAAGCTCTTCAGTTTTAATATTTATTTCCATGTAAACTCCATTAAAATAGGGAAAACCACTTCCGCAGAGGAGTGGTTTATGTTTTGCTTATTAAGCAGTTAGTGAGTAACCTGCGCTCATTGCAGCTTTAACCATTGCTTTGGTTGGGGAACCAAGGCGGTAAAAACTAATTTTTTCGCCACTTTCTGTATAACGGGTGTTAGTGTAAATAACATGACCTTCTTTGCGAAGTTCTTCAACCCGTGCAGAAACATTCTTGATGCCAAAACGGCGTTGTGCAGATTTAACCGTGAAGGTGTTATAACCCTCGGTTTGTTTAAGTGCGTTCAAGATTTTTTGTTTTGCGGAAACTTTTTCCATAATATAACTCCAATAATTTAAAAAACCTCACATTGCGTGAGTGTCACCATCATACATTTATATATGACATTTGTCAAGCATATTTGTGGTATACTTGTTTTACCTGCCAACTTGTGGCAAATATTTTGCCTTGGTTTCTTCCCAAGACAAATAGATTAGGTCATCATAGAAAAGATTTTCATACGATACCTTATTTTGTTTCTGTAGTTGCCTAATACGGCCTTTTGCATATTTTGTTTTCCAAATATTCGTCAAAGTTTCTTCACTGGTATCAAATGACTTTACCAACTCTGCATCGCTTATTTCTTTACGAAGAAATTCGTTGGTGTTATTATACAGAGGAGAAAAATAAATTCCACGGTGATGTTCTGTGCGAATCAGTTCTTTAGGAATACCAAGTTTAGAATATGCATAATTTAATGAACGATTCTTGTGGTCGCGTTTTAATGGAAGTCCTTGTGGGTTCTTTGCTTCCCACCACTCAAAGTATTTTCTTGGGTCGGTTTCTTTGACCCATTCATATACCATATTACGAGTAGAACGTGAAGGTTCAAATGCAACTGATCCAGAAGAAAATCCCATTTTCTGCCAATGTTCCAAACCATCGTACTGAGAAAGTCCGTTGGCTTTTGTTTTACCATATAATGACGTTGTAGTAACCCCAACAAGAGTGTCTCCATATTTTTCTTTCCAATCTCTCTGTACAGTATCTGATAAACAAAGAATAGCTAACAATTTACCACCCATGTAATTATAACCAAGAGGTTGCAAGGGAACAATAGTAGAACCAATTGCTGTGTGATTAATCATTTTTTGTTGTGTCTTAATATCTCTAGGCCATCCAATTGCAGAGTCTCTAGGTGTAAGATCCAGAAAATCAGAAGAAATACAAACAACACCAAGATATTTTTCGGTCACAAGGTCTCTGACGATATAATATAAATTTCTGCCAATATTGGAATTGTTTTTCATTGTAGATGAAAAAGTTCTAATTGCGTTCCACTCATCAACTCTTTTTGAATTAGCCAAATACATTTGAGGCTTTAATTTTTCATAGTCATCTGCATTTTGTGGAACCCAAATATTATTTTTTACTTTATTGATAATAGCAGCTTGTTTATCATCACCCCAATCAATATCAGGTTCATCAAAAAGATTGTAAGTTGGTTTACCTGGATATCGTTCTTTAACCTCAGTCCATTTTTGAAAGAGTGTGTATTCTTTCACGTCCATTTGTGATGCTTTAGTTAGGTCATTAATCAGAGTTTGTTTCAACAAATCGACATCAATATTTTTAGTTGGTGGATTTTTATCTTGCCAGTCAAACCATTGATTGTCTAAAGTTTTAGGTGGTTTTTTTGCCATCGTTCAGTTTCTCAATTTTTCTCATCATGTTCATGTAATTTGCTTGTGCTTTGGATATTTCTTTAATTGTCTTCTGGCGTTTATCTTGACCAGATTTAAGAGCTAGAGGCTTTGCACGGTCAGTATATACTATTCCATCCATATGGTCAAGCTCATGGAGAAAACATCTTGCAGATATACCATTAAGTTTTGTGGTATGTTTCTCACCCAAGTAATCTTGGTATTCTACCACAATCTCTTGCGGTCTGGTAATCCTAAGTCCTAATAATGGAAAAGATAGGCAACCTTCAATCATATGCGCTTCACCCATAGATGTTACAAGTTTGGGATTAAAAAATGCCACATAGTCATCATTAGCACCCATAACAAAAACACGGTGCGAGAAACCACATTGATTTGCAGATAGACCCAATCCTTGATTCTTCTTACAAGTTTCTACTAAAGTAGATGCAAACTCATTTGGATTAACTGGAGGATTTGAGAAATCAAACTCTGGCAATTTGCGCCTTAGAATCTCAGCATCTTCAGCTATCAAATTAAAAACTTTAGTTTCTTGTTTAGTTGCTGTCGAAGCTTGTTTTACAACTTCTTCTGTACTATATTTAAATACTTCACTCATTTTTACACCACCTTAGGTTTTTTAAAAAGATTACCATAAGCCTCATCGATTGACCATTTCATTCTAGAATTGAATAACAATACATTTGTATCATATATTTCCCTAACCCCATAAGCAACTTCAATTTCTTGAGGAATATTCATTTCCATTTTTGATTTTTCCATATAATTCAAAAGAGATATTTGATACTCTTTATGATATTTCTGTTGACATAGAAAAGCTTTGTTATGTCCTATCGCAAATATTTTCCAATTATTATAATTATGCTTTGAAAACATAAATTGACAAACTGCACTGTTAACACCAGGATATTCATAATCATTGAAATCATCTACACAAATGACACCCCATTCTTTCATCTTAGCTGAGAACACCGTCAGGTCATTCAAAACAACAGAATGTTCATGGCAACCATCAACATGTAAAAATTTGAGATTATTTTCAAAATCTAAATTCTCAAACCTTAAATCGGTGGTATCTTGTATTCTCCAAATTATGTTTTTATCTTTGCCGAATTTTTTAATATTTTCATAGGCTTTGTTTTTTATATCTTCGGAAAATATATCATACAGATACAAGTTATCTTTTGGTTGTTTAAAATTGGAAACAGTTATTGCACTCTTACCATAAGCAACACCAATTTCACACAAGTCGCCAGTTAAATCTTTTTGGATTTCATTAAAAATTCCATAAAGAATAACAATATCAATAGGATAAAACCATCCCTCAACTTCAGCATCAACTACTTGTTTATGGTGCATTAAATATTCACGAAAATTCATTTTACTACCTGTGAGAAGTTATTCTTCTTTTCAAATTTTACGATAGACCTAAACTTGTCAAAGAGTTGGTCGCCTTTGTGGGAGATAACAAATATGTTTGTATCTTGTCCCATTTCATGTATCAGTTTCAAAAATTCATCTGTACCTACTGTATCTAGGCTAGAATCAAACACCTCATCCAGTATCAATAGATTTGTGTTTGTTGAATTCTTTAGTTTTGCAATTTGTCTCCATGTGAACAGTAGAGCCAAATCAATACGCATCTTTTCACCTTCAGAGAAGTTGGAATAACTAAATTCATCACGGTGCCTTGACTTGATTGTTTCTTCAAAGTTTTCATTCAAGTTGAAGTTAACAAAAAAGTCCATAGCTTTTAGATACTTGTTAACAAACTTGTTTATGATTGGCAAATACTGTTTGATAATCTTAGTCTTGATTCCATTATCTTTCAACAGAGAAGCTGCATACTCATGGTAGTGTTTATCTACAGACAGATTTTCCTGTTCTTTCTCCAATTTGGCCAAATCCAATTTAAGTTCTTTCAGTTTTTCATTTTCATCTGTTAAGTTGTCTTTGCGGTCACCCAACTCTTTAATCTCTTTGTTCAGTTTAACGATGTACTTGTTTACCGCAGAGATTGTGGAGTTGTGTTTAACAACCTCATTGTTGTGTTCTGTAATGTGTTTGTTGATGGCAATTATTTCATTGGTTCGGATGGTGAGCTTTGACATTTCATCTATGATGGTTTTCAAAGCACCTTCGATTTCTGTTTTCTTGTTTTGCTTTTCTTGAACCTGAGAATCTTTCCACTCAGGTGTAATCACTTGTTTACATGTAGGACAATCATCATTGTGTTCATAGAATTGAACATCTTTTTCCACCTTCAAATATGTGGATGACATTTTAGCTTCAACTTGTACAAACTTTTTGTATCGTTTTTCAACATCCAATTTGTCAGTGATTTTGGCGGATAATTTTTCAATATGTTTACTAATCAGTCCAATATTATCGGTCAGATTTGAGACAATTAATTCATTGTCTGTAATCTCTTGTTTCTTTTTGGCAATTTCTTCATCATTGTTTTTCTTGTGTTCTTCAATGTTGTGTTCCTGCAACAGTATCTTTTCGTTCACTAGTTCTAAAGCATACTTTGTTTTTGTGGTGGAATCTTTGATTGTGGTCATTCTTTCTTTGATTAGACCATTCATTGAAGTGAAGATTTGAATATCCAATAATTCTTCGATGATAGTACGCCGGTCAGCTGGTGACAATTGCATGAATGGTACAAAAGATGCTGAACCAAGAATAACAATTTGAGTAAAAGATTTGAAATTAAACTTCAAAATCGATTTTTCTAAAAAATCTTGATAATCTTTCGCCCTGGCATCTTGATTTACCAGAATAGAATTGCAGTAAATTTCGAACAAATTTGGTTTAATTCCACGAACAATCTTGTATTGTTTTTTACCAATAGTAAATTCAACTTCAACTACTGCATCAGAATTGTTGATAGAGTTTATAAGATTTGGTTTGTTTATCTTACGAAACGGCTTGCCAAAAAGACCAAAGCACAATGCATCAAGAATCGTACTCTTGCCGGCGCCGTTGTTGCCAATAATCAATGTGTTTGTTGATTTGTTGAGTTTGATTTCGGTAAACGTATTGCCAGTGGACAATAGGTTCTTCCATCTAATCGTCTGAAAAATTATCATGCTTGTTCTAGATTCAAGGCCTCAACATAAAGTTCTTTTAACATATTCTTTAGTTTTGTGTTATCGATGCCAGAGTTTTCCAATGCATCAACGTATTTGTTGATGATGGTTATTGTATCCTCTGCTTCATCTATCTTATCATCTTCTACACCTTCTGTCAAGTCTAAAGCGTCTTCAATGATGGTAATATCAAGTGGATTTACCATATAGAGTTTGTTCATAAACTGGTCAAACAGGTATGGATTGGTCTTATTGACAGCAACAACTTTCACATAAGAACCGGCAAACTTACTTAGGTCTTTTGCCATAACTTCTTGGATTGTTTCAACTTTGTCATCATACACAATTCTGTGAAACATCACATTTGGATTTTTTATAAAAGTAAGTTCTTTGCTGCCAAAGTCAAAGATGTGAAATCCCCTATCATCACTATAATCTTGCCAAGTGAGCTCATACGGGTTCCCGAGATAATATATGTCGTTAGCATTAGATTTATGATGATAATGCCCACTAAAAGTATGTGTAAACTTCCTGAATAATTCACGATTCAATCCTTCTTCAGATGGCATGCCACGATGCATGGCAAAACCTGCAATTTCAAAATGTCCCATGCATATTTCTGCATCGGTTTCTTTCAATGTATCCATACTATCTTCATAGTTTTCTGGACAAATCCAAGGCATCATACAAATCTTATGCGGTCCAACATAGATGTTTACTGGATGGTCAATTACATTTATATTGCCATATTCTTTCAATAACAAATCTACAGAGTTAACGTCATTGGTGTTCTTGAAATATGTATCGTGATTACCTGCCAACATATGGACTTCAATGCCAAGATTGGCCAACTTATCAAAGAACATTTCTTTTGTTCTTTTGAGTGAGTAGAAGTTTACATATTTGCGTCTATCAAACGTGTCGCCAAGAATAAGGACAGTAGTAATACCGGCACTTGTGATAGCAGGAAAAAATGTTTCATTATAAAATTTTTCATAGTAATCCAAAAAATGAACGGAGTCATTCCTGGCTCCAAAATGTTGATCCGTGATTATTGCTACTTTCATATTCACACATTACCCTATCTGTAAGTCTCGCAATTCTTTTGCGATATTCAAAACCTAACAAGCTTGCCTTATTGCCTTCTGCATACGGAGGATTCTTTCCTCTACTTGTATATTGTCCAGCAGTCAAGTCTATAATCTTGTTTTCTTTATCAATGGCCCACCAATGCCAAACACCTTCATAGTCTAGAGCTTTATAGGTGTGCATTGCTTTATATCCAAAAATCTTATATAAACAACCAGTGGCATTATGGCAATGACCAAATAATAGATTGGTGGAGTTTTTACCCCACCACTTCTTAGGTAACAGGTCATAGGTTAAATTTTTAAGGATTAATCCAGAAATTATACCGAGGTTTTTCTCATTATAATCTAAAAGGTTCATCTTGTCAAGAAATTTTCTTCTTTGTCGTTCAAGAATGCCTTTTCTGCAAGTATTAATGCCATCTCACCTTCAGGTTCCAAGAATGCCTCAATACCTTTTGGTTTTTTGGCATTCTTTTTATCCGCCTTTTTCTTGGATTGACCCAACTCATAGACTTCAATAAAATCTGCAATATTATCGTATAATTCAAACGGCTTAGTGCCTCCTGAATCTAAGTCCTGCATTTCATACTCACTTAGGATACCCATCTGAGCTGTAGACTTGTATTTGATATATGTTTGCTTTTTTTCTTTTTGGATGCGTCTAAGGAATGCAAAGTATATAATCTGTGTGAAGTATGCAAATGGATTGGAAGACTTAGCTGGATTAAAATTCTCAAAATACATGAGACAATTTTCAATACCATCAGAAATCATTTCATCTCTGTAGGAATAACTAATGAAGTTTGGTTTATGTGATAGACCCTCGGCAATTTTCATCCAGCATTCACCAATATAATTTGGTATTGGTTCTTTTGGATTCTTAGATTTGCGTTCTTTGTATGCCAAAAGTTCTTGTAGGAAAGTTGCGTTGTTAATGTAATGTTTGGAGCTCATGAAAGTATACCATAATAAGTGTTGACAAAAGGGCTTGACTAATGTTAGTCTCCCGGTGTTGACCATTGAAATTAATGTAATACCTTTTCTTCTGGATCTAAAGCAATAAAGGCCTTAATCATTAGGTCTTTAATTCTCTCAGGCAAAGGTTCTTCTTCATTCGCATTCTCAAGGAGTTGTTCCACAGAAGTTTCATAATACTCGGCAAATTCTTCTTTTGGTGTTGTCATAAAAACAACATCTTTAGAGTAGATAACAACTTCATTCTTTTCAACAAATTGAAAGGGTAAGTACGGAGCTAAAGTAATATGTGAGGCTTGTCCTCGAATTTGAATTTGAAATTCCATAGGATTGATTAAAAGAAATTCACCCGTTCTAATCTCATCAATGATAGATACAATGTCTGTACCATCCAATAATCTGACTACTTTGGTGTTATTCATTTTTTTAGTCCTATCTTATAGGTTTTAAAAGGGAACTTCTCATCAGTATATATCTTCACTCTTAGAACAAAATGCTTTAATGTAAAATTCATATGTTTTTTATAACGTAAATCATCTGCAATATCATACAGAGTTGCAATTTCTTTTCCTTCATTTTGCCTTAAACCTCGGCCAATAGACTGTAGATTTCTTACTCTGCTTTTAGAAGGTGAAGCAAAAATGATATTATGCAGATTGCGAATATTAATGCCAGTGCTAAAGGTACCAAAAGAAGCCACAACAATAGCATCATTTTCCGTCTCCATAATTTTCCTAATACTTTCTCTATCGTCTGTTTCCGTTTTACCTGAAATGAAAAAGACCTTTCGTTCACCAATTTTCTCGGTG